ATACCGTTGTTGCTTAACGCATCGCCATACGGCACGCCAAACGACTTGCTGGCTGAGGCACTAGCCTCAATCGAAGGCAAGCCAAACCCAAATCCATTCAACGGCAACGAAGCCTGCGACTGGGGTGACGCCTTGGAGGGCGTCATCCTCACCACTTCCGCTGAACGGCTCAACCTGACTGACCTGAAGCTTGAACACGACGCCATCTTCCACGACACGCTACCATTCGCCGTGTCGCTTGACGGCACCGCTGACGGCGGGCTGGGGCATGAAGTCACGACCGACCCAGCCAAAGGCATCTACTGCGTTGACGGCCCTGTCTGGGTTGACGGCGTGGGCGTGCTAGAGAGTAAGCTGACCAGCAGTAAGCCAGAAGACCGGCCAGCGCCTCACAGGGGGCCGCTGCAACTCCAAGGGCAATTGATGGCCACCAAACTAACTTGGGGTGCCGTGTGCGTGTTGTACGGCGGTGTGGAGCTACGCATCTTCTTGTACCAAGCCAACGCTGCGGTGCAGTCGCGCATCACGGACGAAATCGAGGAGTTTGAGCGACGCAAGTTTGACGTTGACTGGTATCCGATCCAGTCCAGCGCTGACGGCAATACCGCCTACCCGCGTGTCGATGACGGTGCGCCGCCGATCACGTTAGAGGGCGAAGACAACGACTGGCTGGCTCAGTTGGTCAACGCCAAGGACGCCAAGCGAGCCGCTGAGGGCGACATTGATGAGGCTGAGGCTATGTTAAAAGAGCGTATGGGTAGCCACGATGAGGCGGTCGGGATGGTCGGCAATCGCTCTTACTATGTCAAGTGGCCAATGCGTAACTTCAAGGCGCAACCGGCAAAGACGACACCGGCCAAGCCTGCACGGATTGCACGCCAAGGCACGTTAACGATAAAGGAGGCAAAAGATGATTGACGTGCCGCTGACAAAGGCTCAGGCGGAACTGCGGATTCTGATTGACCGCATGACCCGCCGGTACGGCTACACGCCGACCATTAATGAACTGTCGCAGAAGACCGGCAAGAGCTTCAGCCAAGTACACCGGCTGATGACTGGACTGGTCGAGCGTGGCGCGGCTGAGAAGGTGGCCGGTAAAGCCAGAGCGTTTAAACTTTTGTAGGAGGATAACATGCAGACAGAACACCTAAAGCCAGACGACCTAGTCAGCGTGACTGGCCCGAAGGGCAGGCTGGTGACAGCCCTAGTCAGGCGGGTCGAGCGCATTGACGACGAAAGCTACAACGTAGTCTTTGAGGATATGCAAACCGCCGACAGGTTTGACTATCAATATTTATACAAGTGAGGTAAGGGGGCAAAAGCCCCTTTATTTTTTGCCAAAAAATTTAGCCGCAGAACGCGTCGCAAAGCTGGCTGAGACAATCACGCCAAGAGTGTACTGGTAATATTCCGGCATAGCCTCAAGAGCCGCAAAGCCCTCAGATACTATGTGCCTGCCCCAATCGCCGCAGAACGCTAGGATCAGTGGGATGCTAAACAAAATGGTAAGCCACTCGTCTTTCCAGCTTGCGGCGCTGGCGTCGGCCATTTTTAAGTCCCAGTCGATCTCGCCAGTGGCCTTTTTTTCCATTATGGTGGCCTCTGCCTTGGCCTTGGCTACCTTTGCGCCTGTCTCGGCCTTGGCAGTCTCCACGCGGCCTTCTAGCCACGTTCCTGCGAGGCTGGAGATTGGGCCTAATAGTGCTTGGATCATTTCTTTGCCTCCGAATTTAAGAACACGGCTAGGCTGCCGGTCATAGCTCCGGTTACTACGCTAATTAGGCTCGCCTGCTGGGTCGATAAATCTGGCATCGCTAACGCCCACTCAATGCACCGAACATAAACCACTGTCATCGTGAAAATCATCAGACGCGGTATTATCTTATATTCCAGTAAAACTTTAGCCATCTGCCAGCGCCCTAAATCTTGCGGTCAAACGCTTGGCTCTATTAGGCACCTGATCGAACCAGCGGCTGTCCTCAGCCTCGGCGGCCACAGTCAGCCACGCCTTCGGGTCTTCCATTGCCTCGGCTACTGCCGCCCACTGGCGCTTAAATTTGCTGAATCTGGGGTAGCCTAGGTTGAAGCACATATTGCACAACGCCAAAGCGCCGTCAGGATATCGTAGGTCAAGCTCATTGAAGTCGACGCCGACGTTGTCGCACAAGCGGCGGCAGTCCTCAATCGTCACGGCAATGTCGAGGTTGAACGCCTTACGCACGCGGTCTTCTGATACCTCAGTGCCGACCGGCAATCCGTATTCTGGGTCATGCTCTTTAATTAAATGGCCAATTCCAAACGTGGGGAGATGGAGATGATCCAAATATATCTCAAACTTACAGCCCTCATCTTCGGCCAGCTCCTCTCGGAGTGCGTCTTTATTCATCGCCGCGTCTCCAAAACGTGATCGACCGCCTTATCCCAGCTATCAGTTTCCGCAGCTTCAGTGAAGCGCGACGCTGGCAGCCGCATACTATATTGCCGTATGCTCGTAACCGGCATGAACAAGACCCTTCTTGAATTGGGGGAAACAAGGCAGAGAACATCGTAATCATCCTTTGTCGGCAAATGCTTCGCTTTGCAGCCGTGACCAAGCTGGAAATGGTGACGCGGAGATCGACCATCTTTATCGCACAATAAACTCGCAGTCTTTGCCTGCACTCGAAGAAACTCTTGACCATTCCAAGCCACCATATCTACCCGGTCTTGCTGTGCCATTGAGACGCGCCACCCTTGTGCAAGAATAGCGGCCGCCGCGATATACTCGCCAATCAATCCGGTTGTTGTTTCACTCAATTTTTAGACGCCAACCACATAATCCAAAAGAATATCCCGAAGGATACAATGCCTAACACGCCAATCGCAATAGCCTCTAGGATTTTCTGTCGGGCCTCCTGCTGCTTGTAAATAGCCTCTTGGCGCTCTTTGCGGATGCGGCCTTCTAGCTGGATCAGGTCAGCCCAAGCCTGATGGCCATAAGTGATTTGCAGATATTGCTTTAGTTCGGCGCGTTGCGCTTCCATTTTTTTCTTGGCGGCATATACCTGCAATGCTTCGCTTTGAACAGCGTCAGCGCCTTTCAACTTTTTAAATAGCGGCGGGTTTTTAACCTGCTTTTCAGCTTGGTCTATGTCAGACGCGGCCTTCATCCAGCGCGACACGTCACCAATGCAACTTTCTAAATCGCGGCCAGCATTAACCATTTGCTTGATCGTGTTGAAAGCTGCCGTTGCCCCAGAGATTGCTGCGCCTATGGTGATCGGGTCTATGACAGCATACCTTTCTTCAGGGCTTTACACTTCCAACTAATCGGCATCAGACCGTGAGACATTTCACCAATGTCTCTGCCCATAGTCATCGCTCGTTCCTCACAAGCCTCTATTGTTGCATATGGCCCACGAACATCGTGAAACTCAATACATTCAGTTGGGGCTGCTATCGCACAAGCAAGTACGATTGCCTTAAACACGACCCTGTATCTTTTTGATTATGGCCTTGATGCTGTCCGTCTCGTAGATACGAATCAACACCCAAATCCCGGTGAACAAAGCCACAAAATCCGGCACCATCGACATCCACGCAGCAAACGTGCCGGTGCCAGCCGCAACGTCCAGAATGACTTTGTTTTCTTCGTTCATAATTTACTCCGGCTTAGTCGGCCAAGTTACACTGAAGGGAAACCCATCTTGTGCTGGTATGTCACGCAATGCTTGGCGGTATGTGGTCATTGTATCAGACATAGTAACGTCTGACAAAGCCATCCAGTCTGTCTCAGAGATCAAATAGTCTCGCTGGTTACGCACCGCTGCCTCAGCATCAGCTTGCGGTTTGTTAGCGGCGGTGTACGCCACCTCCCACTCGTTGCCGTATAGTGGCTGGCCTACTTCATCTGTGTCTACTTCATTTGTCTCAGGGTCTGTGCAGTCAGCCTCTGTCTTTAGCCGTATGACTTCTCGTGTAGGTGTGCCACGCACTAAGGTTTGCACCAATGGGTCATAGGCTGGTTTGTCTAATTCGGTTACTTCATAGACTGCATATCTTCGCAGAATTGTATTAGGTATCTGCTTAGGGAAACTGGTCTGCGGATTATCACGGCGAAATTGCCCAACGCTGTATGGAAATTGGTCGGGCTGACCGTTTGTAAGTTTAACTAAAAGCATAA